CTTGTCAAGTTATTATTAAATTTAAATATGGAAAGAGAAAAAACAATGTTTGAAAAAGCTTTGGTAGGTGATTATGAGATCAAGGATGTATTCACTAACATTGAAAGATGTAAGCAGATATCCAGCCAGTTAAAGATCCTAGATCTTATTGAACCTCGGTCTAGAGATATTAGTTTAATAGCAGAGTTAGTATACCGGGTAAACAACATGCCTGAGTTACAATTAATAGAAATAGACGATTACAGCTTAAACAACCCTAACTAGTGGCATTATCAAGAAAGATAAAAGGGGTTACGCACTATGCTTACGAAAGCGAGCTGGAGTTTCGTACAGCACATCCTACTGAAAAACTAATTAAAAACTGGAAAGAAGCTAAAGAAGGGCAGTGGTGTATTGCAGATGATGGTAAGATAGTGCAGATACTAAAAAAAGATGCAATGAAAGGAAATAGAATAGAAGTAGATTATGTGCGAACTGTTATTGGAATGGTTACGATAAGAGATACCAGTACCTTAAAAGGAGAAATAACTGATAGTATTTATCGTTTTGTAAAAAAAGATAACTATGATTCTAGATTGCATGGCGGTATGACCAAACAAAAAAAGATATTCTCTAAATACATTGCAATGGGTCTAGATCCAGAGAGTGCATATATCAAAGCATATCCTAAAACATCAAACTCTGATGATGCTAGACGTAAATCAAAACTATTATTAAGAAGTAAAACAGTGAGGGAGCAAGTGGATAAAGAAATAGAAGAACTAATGTCAGAAGTTGGCATTACCAAAAGATACTTATTAGAAAGTACGAAGGATGTCGTAGATAAAGTAGATGCCAAAGACAATGATAAGCTTAGAGCATTAGAAACATTGATGAAGATATCAGGTATGTTGAATACAGAAAAGAAATCAGAGTCTATTGCACTGATACAAGAGTTTACTGGCTTTAGTAAAGAGAAACTCAAAGCATTTGAACAGGGCATGTTATCTGAAAAAAAGAAAGAACTTACCAGTGGTAGTTAAATCAGTATTGGTAAACGATACTTACTGGAATACACAAACTAGCTCTATTTGGAGCTATACTAGTCCTAAAACGCTACAAGTAGGTAATACTAGATACAATATATCATTTTCCAATAAAAACGCTAA